TGCCCTCGAACACATCCGCTGTGTCGGGGTCGCTTTCGTCGTCCACGCCACGGACTTTGATGGATGGTCTATTCTCTCTGGCGTCGTTCACCACTTGCCGAACGAACTGCGGCATCCGGTTGATCGTTTCGCACGGGCGCCCATCAAAGCGGCGTTCCTGCAACATCGCCGCGTCCCATTGATAATCCCCGCCGGTTATAAATTGGAGATCGTCCAGCATCTCGGTGCGATTGTCGGTGTCGGCGGTATTGGCTTCGTCCGCCCGCTCCATGATTTGAGCGTGCAGTTCGTCCCTGTCGATCGCCATCTAAGTCGCGCGCTCCGGCAGAATTACGCCTCGTTCTTTCGTCCAGCAGAGAGGCAGGGAAGCGGCCTGCGAGATTTTGACGATGACATATCCCTTCTCATCAAGACGCCTGCGAATATCCTCGCCGGTATAGCTGATATTCATTGACGACAGGATGTCATCTATCTCGCGCAGCTCGTCACTCATGTCGCGCGCCCGTAAACGTAGGAATAGAAGACCAGCGTAGCGCCCGAGAGCATCGTTGCCGTCACCGTCAATTTGTAGCGCACCGCATCGACCAATTCCCCGACTCTATGCGAACTGATAAGCCCGTCATGCGTTTCCGACCCGATGAGCCTGTCCGCCACGCTTGCATCTGTTCCGTCATCGACCTCAATAGCCCAGGTTGCGGATGAAATGCCGTCGTTCCGGTGACACTGGGGATGGAGCGCAAAATCGAATTCCAAGTCGCATTCTTCGCCATCGTCTTGCGCGGGGAACGATCTGCCGAGATAGCGCATTCAATCAGTTCCCATGCATGGAAATCCCTATTCCAAGACGGCGCTTGAAAATCGTTGCCGTTTGCGGCGCAGCAGCAGCATGGCCCCAAGCGGTTCCCCAAGCAATGCGCCGGCAGGAACCGCGACGAAAGTTGCGGTCTTGCCGCTTAGGAATTGAACCGTTAAATCACCAGTTCCGCCAACGTAGATCCCGCGTGAGTGGCGTCTTAGTGTGGCCGTGTCACTAGGCGTAACAGTGTCGCCATCCTCCGACGATGCCTCATGGACCGTCCCGGCGTAATCGCTGCGCTGCGTCACCGCCCGAACCCTCCATAATTCCCGCCCATGAGGGCATCGATATGGGATTTGCCTTGGTCAATCGGTGTCGTGATGTCGGGGAACAATTCGGTGAGCGTCCACACGAGAGCGTCAACCCGATCGGGAGAATATCCATCCGAGCGATCAGCGGCACGTTCCGGCGTAAACGCAATCATCTGATCCTCTAATTCAGGCATGGAACCGACATGATGCACACGCCCCTGTTCGTACAATGCGCTCACCGGCTCAGCGCGCACATATTTCCCCCGCGTGGCGCGAACCAGTTTCACAGGAACGTCCGCGACGGATTTGATGACCTGGGAAACCATCTCCCCGCCTTGATTGCACTCGGCAACGAGTGAATCCGCGGAATTCTTGCGATAGGCTGCGACAGCTTTTCTCGCCCATTCATCGGGCGATCCTCTCAAGGACCAATCCTCGATAACATAGGCTTGCCCGTTCTGGGCTAATCCGGCGACGATGATGCCGTTTTCGTTTGCGGCTTCTCCGGAACTAGCAGCGGGGTCAACACCAACCACGACGCGGAGGAATTGAGGAGCGACTGCCACACGCGATTCGTCAAGGGAACGGCGCGACCAGAGCGCACCCGGAACGTCATCGAGGATTTCTGCATCTAATTCCTGCCGGCCTAGCCTGGTGCCTTTGTAGCGGTCAATGACATTGCGCTGATACGTGGGGCTAATGTTTGAAAGATTGTCACCCGAACGTCCGCGGGTGACTTTAACGCCCGGCTGCACGAGCAATCTTCGAATAAGCGCGATTGGACGTGGCGTGGTAGTAGCCAGCCAGCGTGGGAACTCACCAAGGCGCAATCCAAACATTGCCTGATCAAAAACGGCATCTGCATATCGGTACTTGGCGAGTTCATCGAACCAGAGGAAGTCGTGTTGAGGGCCTCTGAGCTGATCGGGTTCGCGCGCGTCATAGAGTGTTGCTATGGCTCCACAGGGCCAAGTGAGCTTTGGCCTGCCGCCGCCGCCTGAGGAAGAGAACACCGGGCGGTTCCAAGGTGGAGAGCACGCGAGGATGCCGCTTTCACCGTGCACCATAACATCACGTCCGTCTGCGGACGTTTCGCTAACAAGCCCAATTCGCTTTGAGCGCCCTGATTCAACCTCCGCTCGGACAGTCTCCGCGCCAACTCGCGTTTTACCCCAGCCGCGTCCAGCGAGAATAAGCCATCCCTCCCAGCCCACATCGGGCGGGAGCTGTTGCTTTCGTGCCCAGCGTTGCCAGTCATAGGCGAGGACGGCTTTCTCTTCATCGGTCAGGCTCGACTTTAGCTGCTGCAATTCGTCCGGCGATAAGTCGATCAAGCTTACTGTCAATGGCTGCTCCTAAGCCGCCCAGAAGGTCCAGCGGGCTTTCTTCATCGCCGCCGATGATCTGCGTCACCTTACCCTCAACGCGGTCCAGAACCTCACGGATGGCCGCAACATCGCCTTCCTCGGCTTTGTCGATGAGGGCCTGAATGACGCGACGGGTGCGGTTAACTTGCGTTTTGGGGTCTATCAAACGCAATTCAGCGATGAGCTGTTGCGTGAGAAACTTGTCACGTTTTGGGCGTCCGTTCGGATTCCCTGATTGGCCCGGAGCAAACGGCATTGTTATACAGCCCTAACGTTTTGTTTTCTTTGATGAGCGCTTCTTGCCGCCTCGCGCTTCCGAGAGCGCATTAGTGACCTTCGGCCTCAGCAACCGGAAATCTTCCAATTTTAATTCTTGGGTCCACCCCTTCCATCGACTCTGCAATAATCTCCGCGCTAGCGATGAGGACGGCGCGCTCCTTCTCAGCAGGATAATCAAGTGCTTCTGAGTTCAAGAGCCCGCTCGATCCCGCGCTGCACGTTGAGCCGCATCTCGGCGCTCGCCTTCTCCACCGATTTGTGCTGCAGCACCACCGCTTCCGTGATCGGCCACCAGCGCCCGAGTGCATCGCGCGCGCGCGCGTATTGTTCAGCGAAGGTTTTATCGTTCGCCGCCCACAGGCAAACCGTGGACGCTGCGGGCATTCCTTCGTCGCGGCAAATCGCACGGAGGCTTTCACCGTTTGCCATCCTGTTACAGATCAGGTCGGCGATTTCCTGGGAAAATGTTGAACGCGGCGACATTCGTCAGCGCGTCTTATGCCTAAGCACTTTGGGATGCTTTTCCGCTTTTGCGGCGCGTTCTTCGGAAAGCGCAATCGCGACAGCCTGCTTTTGCGATTTAACAACCGGGCCGGATTTGGAACCGGAATGGAGCGTCCCGGCTTTCCATTCGTCCAGTGTCTTTTTCATTCCTGGCATTTATGCGGCCTCCAGGGCTTTCATGGCGCGATGATGCTCGGCCAAAGCATCCGCTCCGGGGGCGGGATTTGGTTGATCAAATGCTTTCTCGGTTTCGAGTAGACGATAGCCGGTGCCCCATACGGTTTCTATGCGATAGGGTGCGTTGAATTTCTTGAGCTGCTGCCTGATTTTGCAGATCATCACGTCAACCAGCTTCGGCTCGGGCGCGTCAATCCGGTCGAAATAGAGCGCGTCATGAATTTGACGCTTGCGCACGACGCGACCTGGGGTTTGTGCCAAATGGGCGATAATGCGCCGCTGCGTTTCCGTGAGGCCGCACGAGAGCCAAAACGATTCAATGCCTGGCTCCATGTAGGCGCGGGTGAGGACTTCGATGCTGTCGCTGATTTCCTCAAGCTTCTTGTGCATAACCGCATTGCCGCAGGCAACCATCCGCATTTGGGTCAAGAGAGCGCGCACCTGTGCATGCGCGTCCTCGCGTGTCGTGGCGGCGCAACTGTTCATTTTTGGGGTTTCCCAAACGAAAACGCCCGCGAGCGGGAAGGGCTCCGGGCGCAATTGTTGGAACTAGGGATTAGCGTTGTCATTTTTCGGAAAAGTTGTCAAGCCCAAGGCTGTGTCGATCATCGCGTACCAC